CAACCACACCGGGGGCCATGTGCGAACGCCCTACGATCCGCCGGGCGTCGGCTGCGACAGGCTCATCGTCCTCACCGACGAACAGTCGCACGACCGGGTGCCTGATCCGGTCGCCAAGTCGGCGTGGATGATTAACGTGGCCTCGAACCAGAACGGGGTAGGCTACGGGAAGTGGAAGCACATCGACGGGTGGTCGGAGCATGTGATCCGCTTCATCCAGTCGAGCGAGGCCAATGACGCCCGCTGAACTCAAGGCGGCGGCGATACGGCTCTACGGCGAGCGCGGCCACACGGTTGCGCTCGCCCAAGCCCTCAAGGTCGACTACTCTCAAGTCTGGCGCTGGCTCTCTGGCCGGACGCCCATTCCCGGCCCGGTCGAGGCGGCGGTCCTTTGCTGGTTGGAGAAGACGAAGTGAAATGCGAGGTAGACAACCTTTTCGCAACGGCGGCGATCCTCCAAATCTCGATCCGAAAGGAGGGGGCGAAACTTGTGCTGTCCAGTAAGATCAAGCCGCCAGACGCCCTCCTCGACATGTTTAGGGCGAAGAAGTGGGCTATCATGCTCAGGCTGACGGAATGACCGAAGATCAGGTGGTGGCGTGGATTATCGTCCCGGTCGTAGTCGTCGTCTCGATGCTGATTGGCTGGGCGACTGGGTTCTACCAAGGGGCTAGGGCGATGTCCCAGTGGAAAAAATCCAATCCTAGCCGCGCTGCTTATTCCACTCAGCCGCCGCCAGATCTTGCCCCTCCTGAACGCTCGCAATCTTGAAGGCGTCGGCGCCCATCAGCACCGGACCCAGCGCCTTGCCGATTTCATCCGACACGAGCTCGATGAAGCCCTCGTCCCATTGCGCCGGATCGAGGATCTGCCCGGTGTAGACGAGGAGCGCGTTGGCGACGTTGGTCAGGATGACCTTGCGCGTCGGCAGGAAGCCAATGTCGTTGTCGATGGAGAACCGCTCGTAGCGCGGATCGTAGTTCGGAATGGCCATCGGGGGCCGCTTGACGCCGCGGATCTTCACCGCATCCTGCGGGTAGGCGTACTCGAACTTCCACGGCAGGCTTGGGTAGGCCGGCGTCCAAGGGACGGTGACATAGGACGGCGGCGCCCGCTTGAGGAGAATGCCCTGAATGTTGCGCTCCGCGAAGTCCCAGTCCCCGGTATAGAGGGTGTGGTCGCGGATTTCGGAGTAGCAGTTGAGCGCCGCGCGCGACGCTCGCGAGCCGTCGTAAAGATCGACAACGGTCTGGTTGTAGCCGATCTTGGCGAGGCCGATGTTGACGACGTCTTCGGCCCTCTGGACGGTGGTCGTCATCCGACAATCTCAGCCGCGATCTTGATTTCGGACACTTCGATTTCCTCCATCAGCTTCATCATGTTGGCGTCGGTCTCGATCAGGGACTTGAGGTTCTTGCCGAGCGCCCCGGCGAACGCCTCGAGGAACAGGGTGTCCCACTGCGCCGGGTCCGTGACCTGCGCCGAGTAGACGAGGGTGGCGGCCGGCAGATAGCTCCAGATCACCTTGCCCTTGACCGGGTCGTCGCCAATCACCCAGAGCGACGGGATCGGGTTCAGGGGATCGTAGCCGACAGGCTTGAGCATTCGGATCTGGATGGCGTCGATGGGATAGACGAAGGCGGAAATCCACGGGTAGGGCGCCATCACCCCGGCCAGCACCGCCATGACCTCCTTCTGGGCGAAGTTCCACATCGAGTAGCGCAACATCGAGTCGCGGGTCTGGCCATAGACGTCGAGCGCCTTCTTCGCCGCCATCGAGCCGTCGTAGAGGCTACCGATGCGCGAGCGGAAGCCGATCTTGGCCAGCGCGTAGTTGCAGATGTCGTTCGGGGTGGTCAGGGTGACGGCCATTCAGGAGAAGACCCCATGAACAGGTTGAGGAAGGCGGCGTTCGCGACCCGCGTGGTGCGCCGGCGGGACCGGGCGAAAGCCGCGCGGCTGAGGAAGATCGAAACCCAGCTTTTCATCGAGAGCATTGAGCGGCGCACGAAGGACACCCTCGAACTTGGAAAGGCCCTGCGCGAAGTCCACGGCTGGAAGGATACGGACCCGGCCTCAGACGTCGACGCGCGCGGCGCCGAGCTGGACCATCGTCCCAACTTCTTCGAACAGGCTCTGCGCAAGGTCGGGCTTGCCTAGCAGCCCAATGGCGAATTCAGCCGCGAGATAGCGGACCACGGTCGAGCGGAAAATCGGATCCCATGTGGTCTCGATTGGGTTGCCGTTGAAGACCGCGACGGCGTTGGCGAGATTGGCCCAGATCACCGAAATGCTGTTCTGGATCGCGCCGCGCACCCAGTTGGTCGGCACCGGGTTGAGCGGGTCGGCCAGCGACGGCGGGATGATCTGCCAGATCTGCACGCAATTGGCCGGGAAGGCGTATTCGAAGCTCCACGGGAACGGGGCCGGGTTGCCGGTGAGAACGAGCGCGACCGTGGTGCGGGCGAAGTCCCAGTTGTTCATGCGCGCGACCGCGGCGATGGACGGCGCGTAGATGAGAGCCGCCGACTGACCAGCGGTCGACGTGTCGAAATTGGGCGCGGTCCCGGTCACGGGCGGGCCGTCGAAGCCGATCAGTTGCAGGCTCTCGTTGACCAAATCCGCGCTTACGGTCATGGCTCAGTCCGGTACGAAGGGGGTGGGCGCGACGTAGAAAGTCCCTTCCGCCGCGGCGGTGAAGGGCGTGGTCGCCTCCCAGCGGTAGTTCCAGAGGCCGACTTCCGGGATCGCGGTGACGATGGCCCAGGTGTAGACGCCCGGCGCCGGATTGCCGAAGCCGGTGATGATGTCGATTTCCAGCCCGGCCGGCGTCAGGATGCGGGCCTTGAGCGTGGTCGCAGCTTGCGGGACGAGCGTGGTCGGATTGGCGAACGCGACGCCAATGATGACCGTTTGGCCTGGCACATAGACGTTCATGCGTAATCCGATGCCGCTGAAACGATGAAGGCGCTGTCGCTTGCGACCGCCGTCACCAAGGCGTTGTCCTCTGCGGTCGCCTGGACGAGGTCCGGGCTGGTGATCCTCGTCCCTTCGTGGTCAAACGCTCGCGCGCGGACGAGAGGGGTGTCGGACGCGACGGCGGTGGACGGCTCCGCGGTGGGCAGGCGAAAGGCCAGAAGGAGCCCCTGCGCCGCCGTCCTCGCAAAACCGGAGGCAAAGAGCTTGCCATTGAACGGGCTGAGGAGGAGGCCGAGCCCGGACGATATGGCCTTGCCGCGCCCGGCCAGAGTGGCGAACCCGGCGCCGAACAGGCCTCCGAGCCCGGAAGTCTGAGCCCTGCCGCGCCCGGATAGGCCCGCCCCAATCGCCGCCACTGCGGCGCCGAACGAGAGGGCCTGCCCGCGCGCCGCCAGCATTATCGCCGGGACCGCCGTTGCGATCACCGCCCGCCCGCGCGACATTGCGGCGCCGGATCCCGACAGGAGCGTGGGTGCGCCGCCTGCGACCGTCGCCCACTCCTCGAGCGCAACTTGCGTCACCTGCGCCGCCGCCGCCCCGGTCCCGAATTGCTCCGCAGAGACTTGCGTGACCTGGGCGAAAGGGTTGACCACGCCGAACTGTTCGACCGAAACCTGCGTGTCGCGGGCGAACGTGGTCGAGACGATGGTCAGCGTCGGCGTCTGAGTGTAGGTGTTTGCTACGCTCCCATTCGGATAAATGCGGAAGGCGTAGGTGTCGCCGTTGGCGATTTGCAACGACTGGAACTCGATCCCGAATTCGATTTCGGTGTAGTCGCCAGTCGTCAGAATAAAAGCCGAAGTCGCTCCGGTGAAGTCGTACTGACCGTTCTGGAAGACCCCGCTCGCGCCGGTCAGGAGGCTTGAGCTGATCGCTGAATTGTCGGCGCTCGCGCCCGCGGTGGCGTCGGTCGAGTAGACCGGGTTTGCGCCAACAGAGCTTGGAATTAAGGCATAGGCGCCAGCGTTCTTCGATACGAAAAGTTGGTAGGTGATGCTGGCTGTGCTTGTCGCGCCAGTGTTTGCGAGCGCAAACCTTATTCTGAACGCAACTCCGTTCGGCGGCGTGGCGACGGCGTTCTGAGCCGCGAGCCAGACCGGCGTGCCGCCTTGCGCGGCGGTGGCGTCGGTCCTGATCCGAAAGGCTTGCTGGTCGGTGTTGACGGCCATGTCATGCGATCAATTGCGGGCCGATCTGAACCACGTCAATCGCCGTGGGGCTCCACGCCAATCCGGTGTTCGGGTCGGTCACGTCCATCCTCGACACCCACTGAAAACCGGGAGAATTCAGCACCACGTTCGGCGTGGCCACGGTGGTCGCCCCGCTCTTCAACTGCGCGGCGAGGATGCGGGTGCCGACGTCGGATTTCTGCGCGTAGGCGCGAAGGTTGGTGGCGATCACGGCGTTCGGGACTATCGCCAGAGGGGCAAGCCCGTAGAAGTCCGCATCGCCGGGGTTCGCGTCCTGGACGGTGGTGGTGAGCCCATCCTGCTGCGCCTCGTACACACAGACATAATTGCCCGCAGGCGTGACGAGGACCGTGGTCTGAATGCCCTCCGCGCCCGTGCCGGTGGACGGATTAGAAGTCGGAAACGAAGCGTAGCTCTGGTTCGAAAAAACACCTTGATTGCTGTTCCCGTTGAAACAGCTTGCGTGTGTTCCGTCTCCTTCTATCCCAACCCAATACTGTACTCCCTTTGAGACGGATGGCGGCGACGGGAACGTGAAGACGTTGTTCCCGATTACCGGGTTCGTCAGGACATTGGCGGCGCCGAGCAGCGTCGTCGGAATATTGGCGCCGTTTGCGAACAGCGCCATCTTCACGTTGCCAGTAAAAGTGTAGACAAAGGCGACGATAACTTGGCCAATCGTGCCGTCATAGAGCATCGTGATTGGCGTGTAGACGGATCGTGTCGCGGAGGTCGACGGGTTGATGGCGATGCCGCCAGTGGGAATGAATTGGCCGACGAGCGATTGCTTGGTGAACTGCACGCTGGCGTCAGAGGCGGGCATCCGGGTGTAGGAGCGAATGTCGCCCAACCACGTCCCCGTCGCCGCCCCGGACTGCCAGTAGAGGTCGTCATAGATCTGCGCGTTGACGCTCGCGCTCTCGCCAATTTGGAGCCTATTGGCGTAGTTGTTCGCCGTTCCTCCTCTGGTATTCAGGCCGCTCGCCGCGTGGTCATTGACAGTATTTCCGTTCTTGCGGACGGCCCACGACCCGGTGGTGTCGTTGATGACGATTTCGAATTCGAAGCCGTACCAAGTATTGTTGGTTGTGACCGCCCCGACATAGGTGTCGAGAACCGCCCCTGCCGAATTGCCTTGGATCAGGAGAATGTCGCCGTTGCTCTTGAACGCGATGGTGCATTGGAACGTCGCTCCGTCCGCGAGCGCCAGGTAGGCCCCGATGGTCGTCCCGCTGATCGCCTGTGTCTGGTTGAACGACACAACGATATGATGAACCGCGTCGTTCTGGCCGCTGACTTTTGAAAGGAAGCCGGTTCCTCCAGCGGTCATGCTTAGGGCGCGACTGCCGGTGAAACGTCCGGCCACAAAGCTCATGCTGGCGGTGTTCAGGGAGGTCCAGTAGTTGTTCCCCATGTCCGCGACGGCGGCGTAGACGTCGAAGCTGTCGGCCCAGTTGAAGGTCACGCGATCACCTTGGGGCCGATCTGGAGCGCGTCGACCGCTGCCTCCGTCCATGCCGCGCTGGTGTTCGGGTCAACGATGTCGAGCCGAGAGGTCCACTGGAAGCCAGAGTTCGTCAAGGTCAGCGTCGGCGTGGCGACCGTCGTCGCTCCGCTCTTCAGTTGCACCGCTGCGGTGCGCGTCCCAGCGTCCGACTTCGTCATGTAGCCGCGGGTGATGACGGCAGTGGTGGCGATCGCCGCGCCCGGCGAACTGATGCCGTAGAAGTCCGCGTCTCCCGGGTTCGAGTCCTGAACGTAGGTGGTGAGCCCGTCCTGCTGCGCCTCGTTGACGTAGGAATGATTGTCGCTCGCCGTGATATTAACGGTATAGAGCAGGTGGTTCACCGCGCCCGAGCTTCCCGGTGACGCGGTTGGAAAACTGGCGTAGGCCGTGGCGCTTTTGAAGCCCCCGGCGGAATTGTTGAAGTTGGCCGATCCAGAGGATGTGTCGGAGACGATCCCCACCCAGTAGACGACGCCTTTCGTCACCGGAACGGGGGTGCCGAACGTGACCGTGTTGTTGCCGGTCGCCGGGTTGACCAGCACGTTGGCCGAGCCGAGGACCGTGGTCGGAGCAGTTATCGCCCCATTGTCAGCGAAGATCGAGCATTTTAGGTTGCCTGTGTAGCCAGCGCCCAAAGGTAAGGTGATGGAATTGATGTTCCCGTCTACCGCCGCTCCGAAAGCGGAATAGAAGGCGGTCCCGGCTGTGAATACAGTTGAAAAGCTGAAAACGTATGGGGTTACGGGATACGGATTAGGTATTGGCGAAAAAGTGACGCTCTGGTCGCTGTTCGCATAGCGCGTGTAGCAGCGTTGTTCGCCCAGCCAGTTGCCCGATGATGCGCCGCTCTGCCAAAAAAAGTCGTCCACTATATGATTGCTAAAGGCTGTATTTTGATTGAGTGTGATCTTATTAGCGTAGTTGTTTGCTGTGCCACCGCGTGTATTGAGGCTTCCTAAAGAATGGTCGTTGACGTTATTCCCATTTTTACGGATCGCCCAGCTTCCGGTGGTGTTGTTGATGACGATTTCGAATTCGAAGCCGTACCAAGTGCTGATAGCCCCTATTGCTCCCGGGTATGTATCCAGTGTAATTCCGCTATTCGGAGCCCCCGAAGTCAGTAGAATTGTTCCGTCTGAGCGGAAAACAATGGAGCATTGTGGCGTAGCTCCATCGAATAGCTCGATGTACAACCCCAATGTAGATCCAGCGAGCGCCCCGGCCGTTTGTTCGAACGATAACGTAAAGTGATGCACAGCATCGTTCTGGCCGCTTGTTTTAACCAGCGTCTGGTTGTTGTTTGAGAACTGAACGGCTCGACTGCCCGTAAAACGACCTGCTACCAACGACCAATTAGCGCTGCTATCCCAGTATCCGTTACCAGCATCGGCAGCAGCAGCGTAGAGGTCGAAGCCGTCGCCCCAGTTGTAGGTCATCGGGGTTAAGCCGCCGCGAGGACGAGGTTGCCCGGCGTGCCGCCCGGGAAGCTCACCGCGAGGCCGAGCGAGGTCAGCGCCTGCTGGGTGATCTGCCGGACGTTGCAGGCCGATGGCGCGGCGGTGGTGACGCCGACATTGAAGGCGTCCGACGCCAGCCCGGCGACGGTATAGGCCTGATACTGGGTCAGGGCCGCAGGCAGCGCGCCGCCATATTCCGCCGTGAACACCACCGCTGCGCCGTTGGCGAGGGCCGGGTTCGATCCCGCGGTCATCCCGATTGCGGTGATGACGCCCGGCGCGGCCTGAGTGATGGTGCAGGGGAACCACGGGTCGTTGCCGAGGAAGTCCCAGTAGAGAAGATTGCCTCCGGTGATCGCATCGAAGATGCCCCAGGCGACGACCGTCCCCCAGCTCGCCCCGGTGGTCCCGAAGTTGAGCGAATTGGCGTTGCTGATGAGGGAGGGGATCGCGCTCGAGGCGGCGTTCCAGTCGGCAGCGGCGGTCTGGAAGCGGGCGTAGCCGGACCCCGAGACTTCGGTGAAGCCGGTTCCAGCGTCGGTGCCGACTGCGGTGAACAGCGCGGCCCAGACGTGGCCCGGGGTCGGCAGCGCGGGCATCGCGGCCTTGCCGGTGATGTATTGCAGGAGGTTTTGCGCGGTGGCGGTCGCCATGCCGGTCATGGGGGGTTGTCCTCAGTAGGCCTGGCACTTGAACTGGATGACATCGGTCGAGCCGCTGGTGGTGCCGGCGATGGTGAAGGTGGCGCCCGTGACCGTGCTGGAGGTCTCGTTGACGAGGTTGGCGGGCGTGGTCCGGTTGTTGGCGGTGCAGACGTAGCCGGTCGGCACGGTCGGCAGCGAGGAGAGGGCGATGGTATTCCCCGCCGCGCACGCGCCGGTCAGGGTGATGATGCCGACGCTCGCGCCGCCCGTGGCCGCGCCCGCGCAGGTGCCGCCCGAGCCGGTCGCGGTCGGGTGCGTCCCGGCAGCGATGTAGGTTCCGGCGATCTGGAGCGACGGCGAGATGAACTTGAGCCCGGAGCTTTCCTGAAGGACGGTCCCGGTGTCGTAGGGGATCTGGTTGGCGGCGCCGCCGCTCATCGTGGTCGTGCCGACGACGAGGCCGGAACACGGCAGGGTGGTTCCCTGGATGCCGGAGGACGACCAGTTGAGGCAATTTCCTACGGTGGGCGAGCCGTTCAGGACGGGATGCCCGCCTGAAGTGTTGGTGGCGGTTCCGAGCGCGGTCGCAACCCCTGTGCCGAGGCCTGAGACGCCGGTTGTGATCGGCAGGCCGATGGCGTTGGTGAGGTTGCCGGACGCGGGAGTGCCGAGCGCCGGGGTGACGAGGGTCGGGCTGGTGGCGCGGACCACATTGCCGGATCCGGTGGTCGCCAGTTCGCCCAGCACGCCCGCGTTGTTGTACTCGATATTCCCGGTCGATCCGCCCGTGATCGTGGTAGCGCCGACAGTGAGGCCGCCGGAGCATCCGGCCCCGGAGTCGGTGATGCCCGGCCCCCACGTCAGGCAGCGGCCTACGACGAGCGCGCCGTTCTGAGCGGTCACGGACCCATTCAGGCCGATATTGACGGCGAGCGCCGCCGAGACGCCGGTCCCCAAGCCGGTGATGCTGGCGCGCGGAAGATTGATGGTGTTGCTCAGATCGCCCGACGATGGCGTGCCGAGCGCGCCGCCGTTGACGACGGGCGCCCCTGCGGTCCCGACATTGATCCCGAGCGCGTTGAGGATGCCAACTCCGGTCGCGGTGGTGGCGGGAGCGCCGCCCGCGCCGCCGCCGACGACGAGGTTGCCGCCAACGAGGAGCGCGGAAGGCGAAAGGGTGCCGCTGTTGCTGAAATAGGGGATGGCGCCGCTTACCCCGCCCGTGACCGAGGCCGGGAAGGCGATGGCCGCGCCAGAGCCCCCGCCAGCCGGGAACGAGACGCCGTTGATGTTGAAGTTGAGCGGGATCTGCGCCGCGCCGCCCGCTGCGCCGAACACGATTTCGCCGGACCCGTTGGCGTTGGGAGAGAAGCAGAGATAGTGGTAGCCGGTGAAGGTGGTGGTCGGGTTGGCGTCGTAGTCGCACCAGTTCGTGCCGAGCGGCCCGGTCGGGCTCGCCGGGGCGATCAGGAGCATTTCGCTGATGCCCTGCGTCGATGCGCCGCCGCCTGCCGCGCCGCTGTCGATCACCAGGGGGACGCTCGAGCCCCCTCCGGGGAAGTAGGCCGGGACATGCCCTCCCTTCCACGGGCCGGACTGCTGCAAGGTTTGCGCGCCAGCGATGGTCGAGGCGAGGAGCGCGGCGAGGAGCGCGAAGCGGGAGAGGGCGTGTCTCATGTGTTTCCTATGAAGCCGCAGAGCGCGAAGGTCGGGATGGGCGGGGCGTTCGAACTGGGGAGGATGAAGACGCCAGCGGGCTTGAAATTGGCCCCTCCGGGGTCGCCCTGAATGGGGACCGATGTCGGTTGCCAGCTATTGCCGCCGTCGCCGGACCAGTCGATGGTGTAGTTCGGTTGCTGGACGCCGCCCTTGTAGGCGCGATAGACAGCCGCCAGCACCACCGCATCGGGGGTTATGGCGCACCGCTCGATGGCTTGCGTCGCTAGGTTGGGGAGGGTGATGGGCTCCCACGTCAGGCCGTAGTTTCCCGAGCCCCAGGCGCCGCCGCTTTCGGTGACGCCGTTGTCGAGGCCTGCGGTGAGGAACAGCACCTGTCCGTCGATGCTCGCTGAAATCCAGAGCATGGCGGGGGCGGCGCCGAGCGCGATGGCGGCGTCGAAGGTGTTCCAACCCGATCCGCCGTTGCTCGACGCCCACGCCTGGGCGAAGCCCGTGGCGGGATTGCACGCCGACACGGCAACGACCAAGCCATCGGCGCTGCACACGACGTTGACGACGGCGCCGGCTGGCGCGGTCATGCTCGTCGCAAGCTGGACCCAGGTGACGCCGCCGTCCAAGCTCTTCCAGGTCTGCCCGCCGTCCTGCTGGATGTAGACGGTCGAGCCGCCCGCGCCGAACGCTGGCGAGCTCCATGCCTGTCCGCTTCCAGACGGGAGCCCGGTGATGTTGGAGAAGCTGCCCCCGGTGTTGATGGAGATGATCGGCGAGGTGGCGGGGCTCCCCCGGTCGGTGAAGATCATGGTCTGGCCGCGCGCGGTCAGGCCACAGGACACGAACTGGATTGCCGGGTTGCC